TTGAGATGCGTATTTTCTCTCCCAGAGGTGCGCACCTTATCGGCATGGTCTCCCGTACCAAGGTCGCCAAAGACCTGCGTATCTGGATGCTCGACCTGGTAGAAAAAGAATCTGGCATTCAGATTGCTCCATTGAATGTCTCAGGACTTGCCAAACTTACCGGTCAGCAGATTCACGATCAGATCGCTTCATTCGACGAGTTGTCTTTCAAACATCGCGGACAAAAAGGCAGCGGCTTGCTCGCCCAGCGTAAGAAAGACAAAAAACGCGTTAAGGAAGCGACTCTCCTCGCGCTTCAGTTAACGCAGTTCAGCATCCCAGATCTTGGTGAATTCTCCGAAGGGCTACCGGTATGAGCCCGCAGGAGTTCATTCACAAAAATATAACTTCCGAGCTGATAAGGCTGCGTTACGACGAGAACGCCGCGATGACCGGCGCGGACATGGCGGTGGATCATTACCGTCGCTGCTCGCAGGCAAGTCGTAAGGGGAGGATATTCGACGACTGCCTTTATATCGCTAAGCAGTGGGCTGGAAAACACAAGTCCAAACAAAAGTAAGCCGCTTAACCAGCGGCTTTTTCATACCTCACCGTTCTCTATGAGTGCGGTTAGTTATGACAACCGGCGGCCATCCACCGCCCATTAGCGCAGAAGTCTTGTATTAACCGTTCCGTTCGCCGCGATAAGGCCAAGAGGATTTATGTCAGACCTGAAAGAGATAATCGCAAAGCTTTTAGAAGACGCCCGTCACCTTAATGAAATCGCTCCAAATGCTGGCACCGCAGCACGCATCAAAGAAGCCGAAGAGGCTCTTAAGGTTGCATCATGAAAGTCACACACAACGGCAAGCAGTACTCCGCAAAAAAGCTCAACGATAACGAGTGGCAGCTGACGTCGGTATCGGCACCACGCGACAAGCTGACGTTTAACCGCTGGCAGATGCATATCGCTGGCCTCCTGGAACAGGTTGAGATGAAGGTATGATGCACCACTACGGCACCACCCCGCTCATACGCCAGTGCGTCACGCCCGGCATGATGGCAATGCATGAAGGCCGAACCTATCGCGTCTCAGCAGTCATTCAGGAGCGCAAATGGGTGTACCTGCACACCGACGCAGAAATCATCCGCCTCAGTGACTGCGTGATTGACGTCCTTCTGGACGGTCACGGCAACCCTATCCAGCACTAACCACCCTATTCAACCGATCGGCTTGGCTTTCTGCGGGCGGCATCTGCACATCCAAATTTCAGGAGAAACCATGAGCGAAGTAACGGACTTAACTGTCATCGAAATAAAGCCGGAACAGGCGCCAGTGCTTTACGTAGCGTAGCTGGCGGCCTTGATGCTTATCTCGAGCAAATCCGCCAGGCAGTAAACGAAGTGCCGGACCTGTCCACGAAGAAAGGCCGTGATCGTGTCGCCTCTCTGGCGGCGCAGGTGTCCCGCAGTAAGACGGCAATCGAAAAGCCTGGCCGTGAGTACCTGAAGCGACTGAAAGAGGCTGTGCGTCCGGCTGAGGCTGAAATTAAGCGATTCGTTGATGCCTGCGACGAGTTGCGAGATGCCACCCGCCGCCCTCTAACCGAATGGGAAGCCGAGCAGGAACGCATCAAGGCTGAAGAAGCCATGAACGCGCTACACGCCGAAGCGCTGGTCATGAACGAGAGCATCGATCTACAGCGGGCTATTCAGTTCGAAGCAGACCACGAAATGGCTCTGCTGATGAACAAGAATTTCGACCGTGACCGCGAAGAGCAGCGCCGCCTGGCGGAACAGGCTCAGCGCGAGCACGAAGAGCGCATTAAGCAGGAAGCAGCTGACAAAGCCAAGCGCGAAGCCGAAGAGAGACATAAGGCGGAACTGGATGCTGCAGCGCGGCGCGAAGCTGATGAGAAAGCTCGCGCTGATGCCGCAGAGCGTAAACGCAAAGAAGACGCTGACCGTGCAGAACGTGAGAAACAGGACGCCATCGCTGAAGAAAAACGCAAAGCGCAGGAAGAGGCAAATCGCATCAAGCGTGAAGCTGAAGCTAAAGAAAAAGCCCGTCTGGCCGAAGAGCAGCGCAAAGCTGAAGAAGAAGCGCGCCGCGCCGCAGACAAGGAGCACCGCCGCACTGTCAATCGTCGCGTCATCGCCGACCTAATTAATCAGGGCATCCCTGAAGAATTCGCGCAGAAAGCACTGCTGGCGATTGCTGGCGGCAAAGTGCAGGACGCGCACATCAAATATTGAGGCAACCATGAACGCATACCTCACTTACGACCGCATCGAAGATCGGCGCTGGGTTGAGCAGCAGCTCATCGACGAGAAAGAGAAGTGGGTCGACGACCGGGCGCAGCAAATTATCGACATGATGCCAAAAGAGCCGTCCGGCATCTTCCACTTCACGGTCCCGATTGACTCCAGCCCGTACGAAGGACTTCGCAGCGATAAAGCTGGCGAGGCCTACAACGATTTCATTTCGGCAGTTGCTTACGCCCAAGCGGAATACGACTGGGAACACCGTACCGGCTGCCCGTTTTAATTTTTGAGGGGATTGACGATGGCAAACGAATTAACAATCACAGCGAGTGCGCTGCAGGAAAAAGGCATCGACGTCGCTACCTGGAGTGCGCTGAAGAACAGCATTTATCCCGGCGCCAAAGATGAATCTGTCATGATGGCGCTCGATTATTGCCGTGCCCGCCAGTTGGATCCATTGCTGAAGCCCGTTCACCTCGTGCCGATGAGCGTCAAAGACTCAAGAACGGGTAAAAGCGAATGGCGCGACGTGGTCATGCCGGGCATCGGGCTTTACCGCATTCAGGCGGACCGCTCCGGCGATTATGCCGGGGCCCGCGAACCAGAGTTCGGGCCAGACACGACTCAGACGCTTTCTGGTGTCGAAGTAACTTTCCCTCAATGGTGCAAATACACCGTCTACAAGCGCATGCCCAGCGGCGAAATCGTCGAGTTCAGCGCCAAAGAATACTGGATTGAGAACTATGCCACCGGCGGCCGCGACACCACGGCGCCGAACGCGATGTGGAAAAAGCGCCCATACGGCCAGCTGGCGAAATGCGCAGAAGCCTAGGCGTTGCGTAAGGCATGGCCTGAGATTGGACAGCAGCCTACCGCCGAAGAAATGGAAAGCAAATCACTGGACGTTGATATGCGTGACGTCACGCCGCGCAGCACCACAGAAGCACTTCCACCAGCAGCAAGCGAAGAAACGCTTCAGGCGATCACCGATCTCTTAACATCTCTGAATAAAGACTGGGAGCAAGACTTCCTTCCAGTGTGCAGCGACATCTTCAAACGGCCCATTCTTGAGGCGTCAGACCTCACTGAAGAAGAGGCACAGAAAGGATTCAACTTCCTTCAGAAAAAAGCTAAGGCGGCAGCATGACTGGTAAAACCGTTGAAGTGACCTGCAAGTGCTGCCCGGACAAATTCATGGCCCGAGTTGCTGACCGAAAAAGAGGTTGGGCACAGTTTTGCAGTAAGTCATGCGCTGCCTATTGGAAGCAATACGGTCGTCGCAGAGGGCATCAGTCACTTGAGATGCGGCAGTCGGCAATTGACAGAAATTCAATTGAGCGGCTACAGCGCGAAACACATGTGAGCGATCCATCGCGAGGTTTCGTTTACGTAGGTGGATTCGGACCGTGGGATGACCATAAGGACTGCTGACATGACACCAGAAATTATCCTGGCCAGGACCGGCGTTGACGTAACCAACATCCAACAGGGCGACGAGGAATGGCACCGGCTGCGCCTCGGCGTCATAACCGCCTCTGAAGTGCATAACGTCATTTCCAAGCCGCGCTCCGGCACCAAATGGACGGGCATGAAGATGTCCTACTTCCACACCCTGCTCGCTGTGGTATGCACTGGCGTAGCGCCAGAGGTTAACGCCAAGGCGCTGGCCTGGGGGAAGCAGTATGAGGAAGACGCCCGCACTCTCTTCGAGTTCACCACCGACGTGAAAGTCACGGAGTCTCCGATCCTGTTCCGTGACGAGAGCATGCGCACCGCGTGCTCCCCTGACGGCCTTTGCAGTAACAATTTCGGCCTCGAATTGAAATGCCCGTTCACCTCCCGCGATTTCATGAAATTCCGCCTCGGCGGTTTTGAGGCCATTAAGTCCGAGTACAAGGCCCAGGAGCAGTACAGCATGTGGGTGACCGGGAAAGACGCTTGGTTCTTTGCCAACTACGACCCGCGCATGAAACGCGAAGGCATTCACCACGTCGTCGTTGAGCGGGATCCGCAGTACATGACCGATTTCAACGAAATGGTGCCAGAGTTCATCGAGAAGATGGACGAGGCGCTGGCGGAAATCGGCTTCACCTTCGGGGAGCAGTGGAAATGAAACGCACACCATTTTACCGCAGGCCCGGGCGAACCGGGCAATTCTCTGGCCTCCGTGAGCGCGTTATCTGGATGATTCAGACGCGCGGCCGCCCGGTAACCGGAAGCGAAATTGCCGAGAAGTTTGGCGTAACGCTCATCGAGTTCAACCGGGTAGCCAACGGTATTACCCGCGGCTCCGGACAGATAGCGCAGATCGTAGAGTCGGAAAAGTGGATCAACGAGGACGGCATCTGCGACCGGACTTTCGACTTGGTAACGAAACCAAAGGTCGTAACGCCGCAAGGTAAATCGCGCCTGTTCACCCGGCGCGCTATAGAGCAATCGCAGGAAGGTAGGCGGCAGGAGTGCATTCAACGTGCCGCCCGCCGTCGCCGCCTGATTGCTCAGGGCCTCTACATCGACGAAATGGAGTCAGTGCTATGAAAGCATGGTCACTCGAAGAGCTGGCGCTCTTGTGGCGACACTCAAACGCTGAAGTCGCAGAGATTACCGGCCGCAACATTGAAGGGGTCGGAGATAAGCGGCTTCAAATCAATATTGAGCGTAATGGCTGGGATGTTAACGATCCGGAGCGAGAGGATGTATGACCGGAAAATACTCTCTTATCTACGCAGATCCTCCCTGGTCTTACGGCAACACCATCAGCAACGGCGCCGCTGCCGATCATTACTCCACCATGAAGCTAATCGACATCAAGCGCCTGCCAGTGTGGGAACTTGCCGCCGAAAACGCGGTGCTGGCAATGTGTTACACCGGCACGCATAACCAGGAGGCGATAGAGCTGGCCGAAGCCTGGGGCTTTACCGTTCGCACGATGAAGGGCTTTACCTGGGTGAAGCTGAACCAGAACGCGGAACTGCGCATCAACAAGGCGCTGGCCGAGGGTGAAGTCACCGACTTTTACGACTTCCTCGATCTGCTTAACGCCGAGACGCGCATGAACGGTGGCAACCACACCCGGGCCAATACCGAAGACCTGCTGATTGCTACCCGCGGCGCCGGGCTGGAACGAAAGCACGCCGGGATTAAGCAAGTGGTATACAGCCCGCTCGGCGCGCACAGCGAAAAGCCGTGGGAAGGTAGTCCGTGAATTATGCCGCGGTGGGTTTAGCAATGATTGGGAAGCATGCCAGGCAGTTTATAACGCTGACTGGCCCGAAAGTTGGAGTGCGTGGGATGTCTGCGACGGGCTGACATTCAAAACCTACACCAGCCACTTCCGCTGGATCCTCTTTGCCATCACCTGGGCGATCTCCAAATACCACAACACAAAGCTGGTTGATAAAGCTATGTCGAAATTCATAGTGGTAAGGATGGCGTCAGCATGAACAGAGCCTCACCCGTTGATTTGAGAAAAAGCCTCGAAATCGCCAACCACCTCGCACATAGTCGAAGCCGAGAAGAATGAAGGCGGTGCAGCATGAAACCAATAATCACCAGGTCGCTAAAGCGGCCTTTTTTATTGCTGGCGTTCACCTTCAACCGTATTAACCGACAGTTCCGGGAGCATTGACCATGGCCGACATCATCGACACAGCAGCAGAGATTGAAGAGCTTCAGCGTAACGCAGCCCTTTCCGCCCACCGGCTCAACCGCAACGCCGTATCAGCAGAGCATTGCGCTGAATGCGGCGAGGATATCCCTGCGCCGCGGCGCGTTGCCGTTCCGGGATGCCAGACGTGCGCAGAGTGCCAATCTGTTATCGAGTTGAAGAATAAGCAGAGAGGGATTTAATTCATTTACATGCTTTTGCATATAGCTCGTTGAAGGCTTTCAGCTGAGAACGAAACTCATCGACCAAAAAACCATCATCCGTTGCGTAAGCTATCGGTCGTCGTGAATACTTGAAGCCCAGAACTAAATGATATGGTTCGGCAGTAATAAAACGCGCACCTATTTTACGGCCAAGTTGTGTCTGACCAGATATGACGCCGCAAACATACGGATGCCCTTCAGAACTATGCGATGACATTTCTGTGAAAGTTACTGGCTTAGATGTATCTAAGTCGCTGTCACAAAAACCTATCATCATTTTCCTTGCTTGCTCATCTTTTGGATTTTTTGCACTTTGCTCTTTTAGCACATCGCAGCCATCAGGATTCCCTGCCCCGCGCTTGAAGAATTCAATAACTGCAGGTTTTACATCTTCAAAATTGTATTGTTCTTGAGCATGACTACATTGGGCCAATGTTAAGAGCACAAGCAGCAGCAAATGCTTTGTTTTCATGGATGTCGATCCCTCAAATGTGACTCCTAACATATCGGCAGATATTGGATTTACCCAACTAATTTTCTAAAAAATGTGCATGCCCCGCTTCGTCGGGGCCTCTTTTTACCTGATTTCGAATAATCAACACGACGCAACAGACGTGGGTATACTCACGCCGGTTGCCAGGAGTCATCATGGCGCAAATCATTTTTAATAGAGAATGGGTTGTTGAGGCAGAACTGACGGCGCTTACTGGCCTGACAGAGCGCCAGATAAAAGCACTCCGAAGCGGGCCATGGCTGGAAGGTGTCCACTTCAAGCGACAGGCAATGAACGGAGGAGAAACTAAGCGTGGCTTGCTATGGTACAACTACCCTCGCATAAATCAGTTAGTGCAGGAGCTGTAATGACCTTCCCAACAGGTGTTGAAATTCACAATGGAAAAATCAGGTTAACTTTCACCTTTCGCGGCAAACGCTGCCGGGAAGTGCTGAAGGGCTGGATGGTCACTCCTGCAAATATCAAAAAAGCGGGAAACCTGCGCGCGCTCATCTTAAGTGAAATACAGCTAGGTGAATTCGATTACGCTCGGCGCTTCCCTGAGTCGAAAAGCGTCAAGAAATTTACCTCTACGCGTGTTGCTTACACCTGGGACGAACTTACCGAACTCTGGCTGGATGCCAAGGAAGAGGATGTTTCAAGAAACACCATGACGCGAATTAAGGCGCAGCTCAGGACGATGAATAAGGTCATCGGAGGGAACACGTTAATTTCCGATATTACTCACAGCGACATGATGCAGTACAGAAAGGAGCTGTTGCGTGGAGAAAGCTTTTACTCCGAGGGTAACAAGAGAAAAAAGACTGGCCGCAGTGTGAACACGGTGAACGACTACATTTGGTGCAGTGCCAGCCGTCAAGTTTATCTGGCATGCTACGTCGCATGCCATTGGTAATCAAAAAAACAGAGTGCCGAGTTGATTGAAAATATTCAGTTATATTCTACCAGATATTACCAGAGTTTTA